TTACTGTTAATACTTGTATAGTCGCCCCTGCTCCTGCTCCTGAATCTATAACATTAACTACATCTCCTGGCAAGTAAAGTGTACCTGCAGTTAAAATATTATAATCATATATTTCACCAAGACCTACGGTGCATTCAGCTGTAGCTGACCCATCTACTGTAAGGGCTAACGTTGCCCCAGCGGTATAATTTATACCAGGACTAATTACATCTATTCTTTCTAATTCTACTGAATTACATGTTACTTGATAAGATATACAGGTAGGGTTAGCTACTAATGTTGCTGTAAAAGGTATCCTACCTGTTAAACTAATTACATCATTACATAATGGTTGGACATATCCTTCTATGACTGTATCTTCACACTCTTCAGGGTTCACATATAAACCGATCATAGCGTCACAAGTAACACCTACTGGACAGTTAATTATAGTTGTACAATCATATGCACCTACACCTTGAATTCTCCAACATACTCTATGATCACCAAGTGTCTGAGATGTGAAATTTACGGTTAATTGAGCATTATTTGCTGGCATAATATATTATTTATTTTTAATTTTTTTAATCTTTAAATATGTATCCTTGAAATTGTAAGTGCATTGTAAAATTTCTAATGGCGGGCGCATGATACCCGTATGTTGCAGTTAATTGTGATGTAACAAGTCCATTACTACCTGTCCCATTAAATGGAATTACTTCATGTCCCTCATATGCACCTGATGCATCTGGATAATCTATATCATTAAGAAATCCGTGGAAATGTGCACCAATATTTAAATTATAGTTATAACCAGTCCCAATACTATTTCCCAATTTAGGCGTAAAAGGTAACCCGGTAATTTGAATAAGATTTTGGGGATTTACTAATCTTCTATTCCATGTAAGAGCCCCTGTACCAACTACTCTATCTACATTGACTATCATAAAAAGGGATACATAACATAAAGAACTACTTACATTCCAGTATAAAAGTTGACCATATTTTGTTTGAGATGGAAGATAGGCTGGATTAACCCACTGTGATGCAAATGCAACATTAGATGTATTTAAATCCAATGTTACGTCTGGTGTGTTAAAGTTTAAATCTAATCCCGGACCTGCTGGACCTTGTGGGCCTGTCGCTCCTGTTGGTCCTTGTGGACCATCCAAACCTCTTAAGCCCGGTTCACCTATAACTGTAACAGTGTGATTACTAACTACTATACTAAGACCATTTTTTCTATCAAATGTAATATTACAAGCTCCTGTTAAAACATTATAAGAATTAACAATACCTTCCGCCCATGTGTTTACGTCAGATACATCTACGTATCTAAGTCTAGTACCTGCTGTTACAGCTTTTTGCGGGTCAATAGTAGTTGTTAATGTATGAGGTATAATAACATTATAATATATTGGTGTTACTGAGGTCATATTATCATAACCTAAGCCGTCTACACCATCAGTACCATCAACACCATTTGTACCATCAGTACCGTTAATTCCTGGAGTAACTTCTACTGTAACATTACCATTAATGTCTGATGTTGCTGTTATAGGTGCTCCTATAAAATTAATACTAGCCATTGATGGTGTAATTAAGTTACCCTCATCAAAAACTTCTATAGCATAATCTGAAGCATTACATAGAGCATTAGCAATATTATATAAGATATCATTTAATCTTTGCTCATGTTCTATAGTAATTACACCTGGACAATCTAATGTTTCACCTGAATAACATATACAAGCAGCGTCAAATGTCTCAGAACATGTTTCAGGATCAGGACAATTATCTGTTGATGCAATATAATCTGGCGGTGTTACCAAAGGATTATCTTTACATAAACACTTGCTATATTTTTTACTACATGTATTACAATTCATAATCTATTCTTAAGGTAATATTACTAATGTTGCATTATTTACTGTAGGTGGTTGACAAGAAACAAACATTGTTGTGAAAGTTTGTCTTGGACATGTCATCATGTTACCGTTAGCTCCTGCTACAGTTACTTCTACGTCATATGCTGTGTTTATAGGTAATCCTGATAAAGTAATATTTTCAGTTGCAGCGGCAGCTGGGAAATTAGTTGTTTGTGTTGCAACAGCAGAACCACTAACATATGTTTTCACAATATAAGTTGTACCTATGTTTAACGATGTAAATGCTAATATCGCTCCATCAGGTAATGCATTAATTGTCATATTAGGACAAGCTAATGATGGATAGATATAATAAGTATATGTTTTCTCACAAGTAGTTTGTGTTAACGGGTTATACAAGCAAGAGTTTAACGTAATAGTTAAATCAGCTGTTGTGTTAATAGGTGTAACATCTAAATCAAAAGTTTGACCTGCTGGAGTATTAGATGTTGTTATAATATTTAAGTTTACTGTTGTGTTGTTACCTAAGTTATCCATTATAGTCACAGATGAACCTAAAGGTGAACAATCTTGAAAACCAGAAGGTATTGTAGAACCATCTAAATATAGTGACAAGTCAGAACCACCTGTTTCTAAAACTGCCCTGAAATTTAATGTTATTCCTGAACAACCTGTACCACCTCCATCACAACAATCTCCACAAGTAGACTTTAAATCTAATACAGCTAACCACATGTTATTAAAACTATCAGCTAAGGATGCTGGACTTGTAACCCACCCAGGAATAGACGACATAATACCTAATCCATCACATCTATCTGCTGTGTTTATATTAGCACCTGAAGCAAGCATTGCTTGGTAAATATCTCCAGAATTTCCTGTTGCATTAATAAGGTCTAACAGTAAATCTTCTATAGATCTTACTCCTTCAGATAAAGGGCCTGTGGTATTTGTGATATTAGAGTAGTACTGTACTTCACCATTATTTATAATAATAGCATCTATTTGATTTTGTAAATTTTCTGTTGTAGCATTAAGCTGTATAATCGCTGTACTGTTAGTGTCAACTTGATCAATAAGATCACATATTCTTTCAGCAATTAATCTTGCGTAGTCTATTAATGGTAACTCTGTTATAGTATCACCAAATTGATTTTGATACTGAAAACAATCAGCTAAAGTTACAGGGCATGTACATGTTTCTGTTCCAGGTGTAACTGGTATATCAGGATTTTGTTGATTTAATACATTTATAATAGCTTGTATTAACCCCTGCATATCATCAATGTCTGTAGGGACATCATCATAATTATCTAAGTTTAGTATATCTAATACTTCACATAGTTCTGTAGCTATTTGAAATAAGATTTCATCTATAGTGTCACCTTTACATAAATTTATACAAGGTAAATCTGGACCATTCCAGATTACACAGCTTGATGATTGGGGTGTGCAACCTTTTGCACTATTATTATTTGTAGGTAACATATTACTTATATCTTATATTAATAATATACTAAAATTATGGGATTAATGCTAATGTTGCACTAACATTTGTAGATTCTAAACAGTACTCTACTATCTCTAATGTAGCAACTACGTGGCAAGGAGGTATACAACAAGCTCCTGATTCTATAGGTTTACAAAGTTCTGGATCATATATTTCATCTAGCTTTAAAAGCTGATAGTCAAGATATGCTAAATCTAGATCTTTTTTACAACAAACAGAAATACCATAAGTCTTACTTGTAGCTTCAGCTTCAGCAGCTGATGCAAAATTACAATGGATACTAACATATTGCTTAACGCTACATGTAGATACTTTGTTTTCTGGATTTATATATCTCTGTAAACCTGCCATATTAAATCATTATAAAAGAAGCACTTACTCCTGTAATTCCAGAATTAACGTTATTAGTTCTCTGAACAGCTGATGATTTACTAATTGTTTTGTTATATGTTGATACACACTTGTTACAACATGATTTACCATCTCTAGCAGTTTGTCTTTGACATCCGCAAGATAGTGTACTATTACAATTATTACATTTCATATTATTGGTTTTTAGCAAAGATCTGAACAAGTTAATTTACCTAAAAGCTCTTTAGCGTAATTATATAAGTTCATCCCGGCCTCTGGCTCATGACACACTTCTACTTTCGCTTTAGCAGCTTCTATATACATTTTAACATCATAAAGATCTCTTAATGTTTTAGTTATTTCATTACTTGGTTTTCCTGTACAATTTCTTATTTCGCATAAAGCATCATAATAAGACTTTAGTAACTGTGTTACTCTTAAATGATTATATTCTACAAAAACATATTCATTAGGTGAAACACTATATCTTATAGTATATACGCCATCAGGTAAAGAATTAGGTTTTGTATCACAATTTGTGGTTTGTAGGTTTAAGTCACAAGCTGTTAATATTAAATTACAAAATCCAGGTGTTATATCTGGCTCTACAAAATCTACAGCACATATAAATCCTGGAGGAGTTATTTGTAATACTGGACATTTTACATTTATACAGTCTTCACCGTAAACACTAGTATCCACTATACGCATTATACAGTCGTTTAATGTTTGTGGTATTTCAAGACTTAAATTATGTTTAGCCATTTTAATTTTTTTAATAAAAAAAGGGGAGGAGATAACTCTCACTCCCCTTTTCAATTATGACAATAAAATATATATATTACTCAGCAGGGAATCCGTTAGCAGTAATATCTGCACCAATAGGGTTATTAGCACCTACCAACCAATCTTGAATAAATTGCTCAAGTGCTGGTACAGCAGCGTTAGTATAGATACAAAGATCATATACGTCGCTGTCGTAAACACCTGATGGGTTAATTGGTCTAGGAATACTATGTAAAATATGATAAGCAGTATAAACTTGATTTCTATCAACTTGACCTAAGATATCATAACCTTGAGTTATTTCTCTTACTCTCATGTCTTTAGAGTGAACAAAGTTTTGTCTGTAAGATTCTGATAAAATTACATCTCTTACAACTCTTTCACCAAATCCCATACCTTGAACACCTTCTTGTGTTTTAGTTACACAAATAGACTCAAATACACATGGGTCACCTGTTTCATCTGTTAAGCTAGCATAAATTCTAACTGGCTCTACTTCAAAGAAGTCAGATACTTGGAAAGTACAATCACCAAATTTAGTTTCAACATAAGCTCCTTCAATAACTAAACCACCACAGTGATTATCTGGAGATGCTGGGTTAAACGTACTAGTGTAATTATCCCATGTATCTACTGAAGCTGCAGTTGATCCAGCAGCTTGAGCATCAGCCAAAGCTTGAGCTTGTTCTGTTAAAGATAAACCTGGTTGTACATAAAGAATCCAAGTAGTACCACCATTTACAGTAGCTTCAAAAGAAACTCTAATAACTTTTTGATCATATTGACCATATACTCCGTAAAATTCTGGAGTTTGTACAATCTCTTCTGCCCAAGATTTCATTACTAAAATAGGGTCAGATAATTCTGGTGTAGAACCTGAACAACATCCTGTGTAGGCATCTACAGTTTTATAAGAATTACGGTTCATTTGTCTTAAGATAGGTGATCCTTTAAGATCAATTCTCAAGTAATAAGTCTCATCACAATAAAATACTGGACATGGACAAGAACCTTCTGTTACAGAAGTTTTACCAATATGTACAATGTTGTTAGTAGGTAGTGCAGAGTCTACTCTATAAACACCCTTAATCATTTTTGGATTAATTCTTTTAGACTTGTTAGTCTCATGAAAACCTCCATGAAAAGGACCAACTTTATCATTAGTTTGAAGCGCTGTTCCTACTAATACTAATTCTTCTCCATTTGCAGGAGCTGTTATACCAACTGTTTCCCAAGTTTTAGGGTTAACAAACTCAAAACCTCTAGCACCGTAAGTAGCTAATAGATCAACAGTAAGTTCACCACCTGCTCCAGTTTGGTCAGCAATATACCCTGTAGGATTAATAGTAGGTTGCCCTGTTCCTAAGAATACTTTACTAAATGCGTGATTAAAATAACTCATCTTTTTTTTAATTTAAATTTACAAACAATTATATATAATAATATAAACAAATACTTACTAATAAGCAACTATTTAAGAAATAATAATTTATACTTAGTTGAGTTAATAAGACTTTTGATTAAGTCTAACTCATTAATTATTTCTGAATAACTGCATTTATCCTGCGCTCTACATACTTTACTGTATAATAAAGTTAAATAAGCAACAGCTTCTTCAGGAGTCTCTATAGGACTAACTGTAACATCAGCATAATCTAATAACTGTTCAGTAACTCCTTGGTACTGTTCGGCAATACTATCAACCATGTCAGGAAGAGCATCGTAAAATGCACCTAACGCCATGTGAGCAGCATAACTTGTAGTTTTCAAATGTGTCATATGTGTTTTAGTAGCACCATGTAACATTTCTGTAATAAGTTCTGACATAAAATTTGCACCACTTGTTTCTATTCTATAATCAGGTCTTTCTAATTTTCTCTTTAACATTATTTTTTATTTAATTATTTCTTTCAGCTTGCTCTAAGCCTCTACCATATTGATTAGGAGATTCTATATCACCGCCAAGTATACTTACTGTTTCATCAACCAATAATTCTACTATATCATCTTTAAATTCACATTCTACATCTACTGCTGTAATATTCCCAGTATAAGGGTCAGAGCATCCTAAAATTTCTATGTTAATAGGTTTCCTGTAATATGTAAAAAAACCTTTAGATATTTCAAAATCACCATTAGTGAATATTCTAGCTTTATTATCTATAAGAGTTGCAAAAGTTTCTCTCCACTCATAAGAAGGCTTCTTATGTTCATCTCTAAGTAATTGAGCTCTGTTATCTTCCTCTGCTAAATATACTACCATAGGTTGATTATCAGGACAACATTCTTTATTAACTAATACATCTATACGCTTGTATTCTAGATAATTATCTGGAAGTGTATCACTTTGATAAAATATATTAAACTTAGTTAGTGACATTGTTGTGTCAGGTACTAGTAAGTTCTGTAAATCATCTATACGTCTTCTAGATTGTTCATCCCCAGTATTACGCTGGTTTTTACCATCAAGTTGTCTACGTACCCATTCTATCTGAGCTTTATTAAATGCTTCGACTATTTGCCAACATTGGATGTTGTCATAATCTTGACTATCTAATTTATTTAGACGTTGCTTAATCTTAAGTTGTATAGTATTATTATTCATATTAAAAAGAAAAAGACTCGCCCTGGGACGCTGTTCTAATGGGTAGCGTGGCGAGTACTCTTAATTACATATTAAAATATTTATCTGTTTCTTCTTTTAATTGATCAAGTATGTCTTCATTAAGAGGATTCTTGAGAAATTCAATAACATCTTCATTAGTTCTTCCTAAAATAACATCTCCTTTTGTCATGTGTACCATACCATCTGACTTATAAACAATAAGCTTCAAGAAAGTGGCGTCTTTAACAATAGATCTTATGATTAGATTTTCCATAGACTCCTCTGCTATCTCAATAAAACTCTTAGCAGCTCTTTGTTTGTTAGATTCTACACCCGCTCCTCTAACATAAGCATCCATGTCTTTATAGATATCTTTTTCTAAAGTGCTCTTTGTATAACTTACACTATTGTTATTTAAACATTTAGCAATATACAATAATTTATTTGCATTTGTTTCTGATAAATCTACTAATTTAGAGATAGCTTTATTTAAAATTATAGTATATGACGTTGTAGTATTTAATGTATCGTCATGTTTGTCTAAGTAAAATTTAGGTGGTTTTGACACAGACCTTGCGTAATCTAAACTAGATGCTATACAAGAGAACCCTCCAGCTAATATAGCATAATATTTAATTAAATCATGAGGTTTATCTAAATGTAAATAAGTAGGCTCATTTCCTACTTTAATAGTTACTTTATTCCAGAATTCAGAATTATTAGGTTTAAGTAAAATTACTTTATTCCAAAAGTCTTCGTCGTCTATATTTAAAATATTCTGAGCTAATTCTTTTTCTAATTCAGAAACTATTTGTCTAATTTCTTTTATTTTGGCTTTTCTCCTTGTATCATCTAGTTTTTTAACATCTGGAGAATATTCATTTAGACCGGTAATATATCTTTTAACGCCGTTCATTTCTAAGCATGCTAATTGCTCTTCATAGTAAGCGCCTTCAAATAAGGCCATATTGTGTGCTTCTAAACCCATGTTTTCTATATTTTGATCAACATAAGGTCTAATAGCAATAGTACTTTTTTTGTTTTTCTGTAGGGTATCTACTTGTGTGTAACTCATAATTTTGGTTTTATTTATTTATTAAAAAAATAAGGAGGGGTTTTTAGCCCCTCACTTATCTTTGCATTATATATTAGAATGATCCTCCCGTGATTGGGTTTCTCATAACTATTTTTAACACTTTAGTAGGATCTTTAACCCAAATTGCTGGGTGAGCTTGTGACATATAAACTCTATATCCATTAAATTGTCCAGATGATTGGAAACCTTGTGATCTACCCATGTAGTCCATAGTTCCATTTTGGTACCACCATTTTAACTCACTATCCCATTTCTTCTTAAGTAAGAAAATATTATCATTACCTGTATCTGTAATATCAAAGATAACAAAAGAATAAGAAGATAAAGGGTAACCATCAATTAATGGGTTCTCAATATCATTAGTATGCAAGTTATCAAATGCTGGATTAAGAACAAACTGAACATTAGCTAAGAAAGGAATTGTGTAAGAAGTGTACGCAAAACCAAAGTCTAGATCCATTCCTTTTCCTGTAATAGCACCAATGTCTGAACCATTAATTACTAAACCTGATTGAACTGCTTCTTTAGCAATAGACTCATTAACCATCTTCATCCCGGCCATACCTGTTTGTACAACAAGCTTTCTTTTAGGATCTGGTCCATCAAACTCTACTTTACCATTAAAGAAGTTAAAAATTTCAGACTTAAATAACTCTAATGAGAAATTAGATTTATTGTAAATTCTTTTGAAAGAGTTGTCTAACTGCTTCCAAAGACCTACAGACATTCTAATATCATCTGGACCATCTTGTCTTACTCTACCACCGTGACCCCACATAAGGTAAGTCTCAATATCTCTAGAGATTTTAGTTAAGTGAGCAGCTTCCATTTTAGTTAAGAATGTTCTAGAAAGAGTTCCTTCTTTCATAGCTTTCTTTACATAAGATGCTCCCATTTTACTTGCCATTTGATCAAGAGAAGTAATAGAAGGATCTTTAGAAACATTATCATCAAAGTTTCTCCAGATTTCTGTAACTGGTACAGTACCGTCTGCTTTCATCCCGCCTTTTAACATCATATCTGCTCTACTAGAGATAGAATAATGTACATGTGCTTCAGTATTTCCTACATAGTTGTAGTACTCTCTAAAACCAGCGTTAGTTTTAATATCTGAGAATCTCTCACCATACTCACCTCTAGCAGAAGACTTTCTGAAGAATTGAGTACCAGCATCAAGATAAATATTATCTAAAAACTTGTAGTTATCGTTATTTACTAACTGAACTGTATAGATGAAACCATCACCTAATACGTGAATGTCAGCATCTGTAATATAAAGTTCAGCACCATTGTACTTATCATAAGTAATGATATCTCCGTGTCCAAAGTCACGCTTATTAAGCTTGATTCTGAAAGTAGTACCATCAACACCTTTATTAAGATTTAAAGGTTCGATATCTTCTATTACATAAGGAAGATCCTGAGAAATAGGCGTCTGCCATTTATATTCTCCTCTAGCATTATCAACTAAGATAACGTTCTTACCGCCAAAAGACGACATTTGGTATAAAGGCATTTCTACCTTTTGTTTCATGGCCCATATATCAACTGGCCCCATATCTGTAGGCTCAACATCACCAAGCATGTTTGTCAGGTGATAAGAGTCAATGTGGGAGCTAGCTTCATAGGCAGTATCTCTCAAGTAGATACCATTATTCAAACTGGGTGTGGACATATTAAACTGTTATTTATTATTTATTATTTATTGATTACTAATTTATTTAAAAATATTCTTTTGTTTTTTAGATTGTAAACCTCTTCTAGATGTAGAACGTGTTGTGTCTTCTCTTACATCTGTATCTAAAGAACTTGTTGTTTTCTTATCTTGTGCAGATTTAAGTCTTTTTACTGTTTCTTCAGTAACTTTGTTACCTGCCATATTCATAATTTCTTTTCTATAACCTTCTGGATCTTGTAATAACCATGTAGCTTCTGCAATTAATTTATAATTAGGTTCTACATGTTGATATTTTTCAAGTAAGTGTCCTAACAAGTTTGTGTTTGTACCTTTCATAGTTTCGTATGATGGGTTAACTAAACCTGAATATAACATCTCTTTTGTTTTTCTACTCATCTTAATACCATTAAGATCATCTGGTTCTAATGCTTTATAAATATTACCTACAAAAGCATTCATAGCTTTTTGTTGAGCAAGCTTAGCTTGGCTTTGTTTAGCCATTCTCACATCAAGCCTTTTCTGTCTAATGATAGCAAGCTTATCTTTAAATTTTTCAGCTTTTTTATCTAAAACTTCAGCGTCTTTCCAGCTATTAATTTCATCTTCTATATCATCTTGAGACCATCCTGTTTCTGCTAGATACTCTGAAACTATTCTTTCAGCAGAATCTTCTTCACCAGGGTTTAGATTCTCAACAGACTTCACACTAGCTAAAGCTTGGAATAAACCTTGCATGTCACTACCACCATCCATAACATATTTCGCAGCATATTGTAACTCTTGAGGAAGACTGTCAAAAAAATCTAAAGAAACTTTTTCTCTTAAAGTATTTTCTTTTTCTTCTAAGTTGTCCTTAATAAGGGCCATCATATCTTTCTCAGTGTAGTCTTCTAATGCTTTATCATCATCATCGTAAGGCATTAAAACTCCTTCATCTATTAAAGACTTTATAACCTTAATACCAACTTCCTTAGTTTCTTTTGGCCTACCTGAAAAGCTTTCCTCTTCTTCCTCTTCTTCTACTTCGCCAATGATGTCGTCAAGTAATGTGTCTAAATCTGAAGATTCATCTCCTTTAGCTTTAGACTCACCATCATCATCGTCACTATCTTCGTCAGCTTTATCTAGAAAGCTTAGATCTGTTTCAGCAGGTTTTTCAAAGAACTTATTTTTTTCTGTAGTATCCCCTACGCCGGGCATAGCTAATAAATCATCTAAAGAATCTACTTCTACTTCTGTAGTAGCAGATTCAACTGTTGTGTTTTTACTCATTTAATTATTGGTTTATATTAATAATATATAAAATCTTAAGATCAAATAAACTATGATAGTTTATAAACTTATAAAAAAATATAAGTAAAATCTGACTATATAGCTATAAGAGAGGTCTTATTTTTTCTTATCTTCTTTCTTAGATTTTACGTCATATTTATTTTTGTTAGCCTTAGCTACTTCAAGCTGTTTGTCGGCTATATATTTCTTTACATCTAACTCATCACGTTTAATAGACATTTTATCAGAATGCTCTCTTTGTTTCATAATGTCACCCTCACGTTTAACATTAATAGATTCTTGATAATTAGCTTGTTGTTGTATGTCAGCCATAGCATCCCTATAATCTGATTGTTTATTTTCATTAATATCCATCATAGAACCATAACCGGCAGCTTTGATTTCTGCCATAACAATATTAGCTTGTCTATCTTTAGCATTTTCAGAAGCTTCAAACTGTTGTTCAAGTTGTTTATCTCTTTCTTTAGCAGCAATCATGTCTTCTTGCATTTTTTGCTGATGCGCTCTATCTTCTTGAATTTTTTGTTCTGTTTTAACCTCAGCGTCTTTCATAATAGATTCTATTTCTGAAACAGACTCTGCTTTGATTACTTTACCTAAATCATATATGCTAGCTCCTGTGGTATTATTGTTTAAAGCTAAACCTCTAAGTCTTTCCATAATAACTCTATAGTTTGCCTTAGTAGCAATGTGTATACTAAGATCTCTTAGCATTAATGATGTGCCATTAATTTCAAAGTTCATCTTCTCTTCTGAATTAACTAAACCTTGTAACCTTACCGACGGTTTATTAGAATAGTAATACTGACTTAGATTTGTTCGCATTTCGTGAACTCTTGGCATTAACTCATCACAGTGATTAATAAAATATAATTCTGTTTGAGCATATGAAGATTCTCTAGCTTGTCTCACACCTTCAGCGGTAGCAGCTTCTATTTCTTGTCCCATTCTTTGAGGGGCAAGGCCTATTGTTTCAAAAGCTTGTTGTTTAAAATAGTTAGATAACTGTATCCTAGACATAAGTCTATTAGTTTGCTCTAAGTTTAGTGTTTGGTAATGTTGAAAATTTAAACCATTCTCTGTATTAGTTAAAGATGTATCTAATGGTAACATACTAAAATCTTTCATAACTGTATAAGCTTTAGCTAAGTTATTAGGACCCCAGTCTTCACCTAATGAATGTTTAGGTAACGCATTTTGATCAAATAATAATACTGTACCTATTTCATCAACTAATATATCAGCTATTTGGTTATTAACCATATTATAAGCTACTTGGTAAGGTTTCATCCTGTCTACAAGAGATCTAGACATAGTATTTCTATCTGAGAATACTCTACCTTCTACTGGAAGTTTGCAGCCGTATAAGTTATTATCTCCTTTAAATTGAAATTTAAGCTTATCCGGTTTATTACCATTTACACCAATATATATTGGATCTACACCACCTGGATTAGACATACCCCACCAAGATGGTCTATTAGGTCCTATTTTAATACCTCCCCAGACTTCATTAATCCATAACCAATCTATGTGCTCACCGTAAGCTAAAGTATCTTTAGTCTTGTTCTTATATAGAGTTAGATCATATACAGGTTTTTGTGTTATCTTATAATTTTCGTCTATAATAGTTTGTGTAAGTGTTCCAGCATCATCTATTTTAGTAAGATGTCCTAACTTACGTTGAGATTTCCAATAAGTAGTAGTTACTCTTAATAAATAACCATAACCATAATCTTGTTGATCTTCTGATTGATTAATAATAAAATTAACAATATCTCCATTTATACTATTAGTTCCTCCATCTAATTCTGAAGTATATTGTCTAAAGGCTAACGAAGGTCCTCCTACATTCCAGTCATGAGATCTAGTAGGGTCATAAAAAGATCCATCATTTTGATAACCAGTTACGCTGTATCCAGCAGATTTAGCAGGGTATAATGTCTCTAAAGCTTCTAGTTGTTCAACATTCATCTTCCATCCGTGAATATCTATAACATCACCTATAGTCATCATATCTACTTTACCTACCCAGTTTCCTTCTGAAATATAATCATTCATAGGAGCTTTATGGTAAAATGTAAGACAAGGATTCCATAGTTCTACGTCATAGTCATCCTCAAGCATTCTAAAGTGCCAGAATTCTCTATCTGTAATTAGCATGTCACGAAAACCTCTAGTTTCAAGTTCGTCCATTCTAAACCTTTCTTTGTCTACATTATGTTGTTTAGTAGCCCACTGTTCGCAAATAGCTTGATAGTCTTTATTATAAAAGTTTTGTATTTCTGGTAAAGTTTTAAGGGCTTCTGGTTGTAATTTAGCTTGTAATTCAGGATCATTAGGATCAGCACCCATAGAGATCATCTTTTCTACTATTTTAGCTTCAGCATTTCTGAGTAGATTATTTTCTACTTCAGAATACTTTTGGTCCATTAGTTCATTATAGCTAGTGTCATCTGTAGCATAGTAAACTATATTAGAATTTCTTTGTGCAAATTCTGTAGTTAATGTATCTACTACATTTGGTATAATAGGGTAAAACTTTAAGTCAAATGCTGTACTGTCTTCATCAGTAAGTGTGTCTATTACATCCACATATTCGTTGTCATCTTCGACAATATAATCTGACTTATCTATAATACCTTCAGCAAGTTTATAATTTTTTAATAATCTTCTGGCGTTACGAGAAAGCTGTCTTACCCCTTGCCACTCTAACCAGTCTAAGTTCCATGCTGTCCACTCTTCATCTTTATCAAAAGCTGAGATCATCTGTATAGGTTGTGTAAGAGTACCCATCTTATTACGGTCGGGTTTAGCTGTCTTACCGTTTTTTAAATCTAGTGCGTTAAGTATTTGCATAATTTATTTATAATTTCTAAAAGCGTTTTTATGCTTATTATGACCGTTAGAGTTCTTCTTAGACTGCCCTAAATTACGAAAAGCTCCTACATTTAATTTATATAAATTTTTTGAGTTTTCCAATTTATTCTTGCTTAGATCTTCATTACGTCTATTGAAACCTCTATTACTTTGTTGTATTCTTATAAAAGAAACTAAAGCACAATATGTAACTAATCTATCGACGTTTAAACCTAAATAATACTGTGTCATTTCTTCTAATAACATATCATCTGGTATTCTTTCTATACCATAGGTGGTTTTTACCACTGTACCATCTTCTTTTGTTTCTTGATCAATTTCTTCTGTTAAGAACTCTATACCGTAAGATAATAAGTGAGCTTTAAATAATGTTCCTGTATTTTTCCAACCATACTCTTGAAAGACGTTCATATTAGATTTTAGTTCTTTAAGAAACATAATCTGATCTTTAGGTACTAAATACTTCTGTTTACGTTTGTGAATCATGTATTGTATAAATAAAGAAATATTATTTTCAACTATTGCCCAAGCATTATACCATTCTATAATAAGTTCAAGTCTTTCATGTGTTTTGTTAATATCATCAAATCTACCTGTCCATGCTGCTACTATTTTACCTGGTTCTACAAAGCTTTCCATTTCTCCTGATTCTAATTTTCTAGTTACTTCTGTATCTGCTTTATATACATATATAGAACATAGTGAATCACTTGTTGTAGTTTTACCTTCTGATACGGGATCTATGGAAGCATAGTATGAACCAAACTTAGTATTTTTACTTGGTTTTTCCCACACTTGTAAAACACCTGTTTTATCTTCCATTTTTTTATCTACAGGGAATTGTAATATAGGAGCTTTATTAGATGTCTTATATTCTACCCCTGTTTCTGTTTTATATAATTCTATTCTTTCATAAGGATATAATCCTTCTTTTATACGTTCTCTTTGTTTAGCTATTAAATGTAAAGGAAAAGGAGAATCTTTTCTATGATTAAAAGCTTCTTCTATATTAGTAGGTTTTTGAGATATCCTAAGTTGATATTGCTCAGGGGATAATAACTTTTTATCTTCTTCTCTTTGTAGTAGTATTGCTTTTAAGGCTTCATCTACTTGACTGTTACCATATTCGTCTATGTGTGGTCTCATAGACCATTGCTCTGGTATAAATAAAGCATGCTTTGATGTAGTACCTTCTTTATCTAAAAGATTATCTTCTACAGCAAACATTTGATATCTTTCAGGACGTAATATAAATTCTTTAAGTGGTCCACACTGATCAAGATCACCAACAGACCCTGCTGCTATAAACTGCCCTGTAGTTATCATACCATCTTGTAAAGCTGGTCGCATGTATTCATAAGTATCCATCATCTTAGGTGCAATACCTGCCTCTTCGTGAAAGAAGTAAGTTGCAGGCCCACCTACACCGGCAGTGGCGTCTTTTTCAAAAGAAGTAAATTCCATAAGAGATTTTAAACCTACTTCTATATTTCTACCTTCTTTTCTAACTTCTATTTTTTGCTCCCACGCTCCTGCAGAACCTTTAATAGGTCTAACCCATGCAGTATGTTGGTTTAAATGATTAGCATATTCTTGTAAGTATTGCCATGTACCTTTACTATTAACATACTTTTTAAGTGATGCCCCCATCTTAAGTCTAGCTCCTTGTTCAAACCAAAACTGGTTAAGTAGTTTAGCTGCGTGGAAGTAACTACTAGCTATCTGTCTTTTCTTTAATATACTAGCATGTTCGTACCGTAATTCAGCTATAAACTCATAAAGAGCCATATGATATTGCGTATCATATATTTCAGGAAATGTATAGATTTTTTTAGTCTTATCATAAATAGGTAAAAAATTTAACCACATGTAATATTCTCTAGGAAGATACCATATATGTTTACCTGAAATAAATATTACACCTTTACGATTTTTTTCTTTTTCAGAGTCCCAGTAAGTGATATAATCTTTAGATTTAAAAGGCTTACTACAGTAAAATTTATTTTTTAAAAAATAATTACCTTGTTCATTAAATTTTCTACTAGTTTCGTTAAACTCATATTTACCCGGCTCCTTAAAAATAGCTTGTAAGTAATTTCTAAATTCTTCTCTACTACTAAATGTAGTAACGTCCCACGTATCTAAATCAGCATTGTAAGTAGGGATATTATGATCTTTATATATGTCCATTATATTTCTTGGTCATAACCAATTTCTAAGTCACCTCTTACTCTTGTCTTATTTTCTTCTTCTAAATCACTTTCTAATAATTTAAAACTATCACGTAATTTAGGATACTTTTCAGATACAGCTATAAAATCTTTTATATTACCATCTCTTCCAGCGTCTATACTGTGCGTTTCAAGATATTTTGCTAACTTATCCATTGCTGATTTCACACCATTATACATACGTACAGTAGGTGTTTCAAATAATTCTTTGGTATTTTTAAGAGCATGTATTATCATCTCGCATTCTAGCGAAAATTCACAATCTAAGTGTTGATAAATTCTGTCAGCTTTTATAAGATCAGGAAGATTATGAAAAGGGTTTACATCAGGAGAAGGGTGTGTCATATAATGTATATATGTAAATACTTTAAGATATTCTTCATCTTCGGCGTACTCTTCCATTATGTTTTTTAACCATGTTATCGTATAACAATGTTCTGAAGGTATTACTTTATTATCTTGTATATCAAACAGTTTTATTAGCATTGTATTCACTTATTAAGTTTATAACTTCTTCTTTTAAATAAGGTACATTATAGTTTGTTATATCTTTAACTACAGGGTTACCCATGTCATCATATTTAGTAATAGGATAACCATACTGATCATCTTTTTCTTTTTCAAAAGTAATATGTTGTATTACTAAGTTACCCACTTTCAATTTTGGGTTATGTCTCAACATCATATACATGTATATACTCATCTGTAAAGTATAATGTGTCATATGACAATCTTGTAAATGAGAAAGAGGACCTTTCATCATTTTGTGTATACCTTCCCAATTCTTATAACTTTCTGTATTTATTTCTTTATTTGTTTTATAGTCTGTTATATTTATTGTATTATCAATTACGTCAACATAGTCAGCTTGACCACATACTCCTGCTGATTTTAAAAATATAAAATGCTCTGGGTAAACACCATTTTTAAGTTTTTGTTCAGGGGCAATTTTTAAGCCACTATCCTCTATAATAGGTTTATTTACAAGTAAAGAATTTTCACCTATAGTATAACAGGAAAGTAAGTCTTTTTCTCGCATATTATGATACCATGTACCTAGGTCAGTAGCGCGTTTACCTTCTTTATTCCATAAATCTTTTATTTTAGCAGGCTCTAGGCCGTGCCACTTAGATTTTTTATTTTTAGATGATTTAATAGCAACTGCGTCTACGTCAAAAGGTTGCTTATACTTACTTACTAAACTTGTAACACTTGTCCATATTATACCATCATCTGAAGTATAACTATGATCTTCTTCCCTAAACTTTAAAGACATATTATTTAATTTGGTTTTGAATAGCTTTCCACTTACTTATATCACAAGCAGAAGCTGGATCTCTTAACTTGAGCTTTAAAGAGCAACCACATAAAGAACAGCAAGGTTGTGTTTTAGGCATCATACACCCTTCATCTGTTTTAGATAAATGAGGGCATTTAGCACATATAGACATTCGTTCTTTATATAGTTGTTCAGTATAGTTTTTTCTAATCAACCAGTTCTTTATTCCGGTGATTATATTTCTTCTGTTCTTAATTATCTTTCTTATTTTTGTCATAACTTGTTCTAGTTTTAGCTACTTCGTCTAGCCTTTCTTTTTCTAAGTTTATTATTTCTTTAACTTTCTTTATGTAATCTAATTTTTTAGATATTTGGTCAATTTTAGTATGTTTCATAAAAGTCATCTCATTAACATCTATGTAACCTAACATTTTTGTTAACTTATGTTCCTCTTTATCAAGAGACGGTTCTTTTAATGAAAACGTACCTAAGTTATCTAATTTAACACGACTATACTCTAAAGTTGTTAAAGAATTCCTAACTTTCTTATAATAAAAACTTATTATGTCATCAACAAGCACTGAGTCAAGATTTTTCTTTTCAGCAATCTTTTTAACGTATGTTTTAGCTTTCTGGGGTGTCATCTTTTCTTAAGAACTTTATATCAAGTAATATATTACCTTTAACTACTACATTGATATCAGGATTAATTTTAATTTTCTTTTTACTAGTACCTTCTTTAACTATAATATTTTTATTCTCCAGTCTAGTTAAAGCATTACGTGCACTTTGAGGTGTTTTAAATATTTCTTTAGAAATACTTGTTATAACGTCACTGTTTCTATAATCTTTTGAAGAAACAGCATCACAAAACTGACTTAAGTCAGAAGGGCCAAGTATTGAAAGTAAAACTAGACTTTCTAAGTCATATTCTGAAACTTTAATATTAGCGAAATAAAAGTGCAGAATTAACTGCACCTTTATCATTTCATCTAAATTTAATATTCCAGATTTTTGTATTTTATTTAATTTAGCCATAATTAGTAATGTCTTCCATTTCCAAAAGGGTATAAGTAAATTTATTACCCCACTTATGTTTAGCTTTATTAACAATGCTCATAAATTCTTTAAAATCATTAGGATCTGCAAATACTTGACATCCTGCAGACCACTTATCTACAATGTTACTAGCTTTATAAGGATTAGATCTATGAATATTAATACCAAACATACCTTCATCAGTAGTTACTTCTTCAGGGTTTACGTTATGTTCATTATCTCTGTCGTTATCTCTATATACTTTTACTTTACCTACTTGAACTAAAGCTTCATATTCACCTCTGTGTAAACCTACAGAATGAGATTTTCTGTATTGTCCAGGAATTAATATAGCACAACCTTTAGGGTTCATTGGATTATTTAACCAATACTTACCCGGATCAGTAGTAGCTTCATAAACTTTAAGTTTAGCCGTACCATTATCATCCCTATACGCTACGAAAATAAAGTCATCATAAACATTATAGTCTACTTCTACACGAATACCACCAATGTTTAAGTTATACTCTCCCTTATCAAAAAACGCATAACCTTTACTGGTATATACATTTCTTAAATTTTCATAACTAAAGCTCATTACTTAGATTTTTTAATTTGAGTTCCTTGCTTGATAGGTGCTGATTGTCTTGCCTCTTCTTCTAAAGCACTAGCAATATTGTTCTCTGTGTAGGCTTTTTGAGCCATCTTCTCCCATCTAACGTGGCGTTGCTCATCAATTTTAGTAAGTAGTTCCTCATACTTAAGTTGAGCTTCTAACATAGGAAGTCTAGCTTCAAATTTTACTCTTAGTTCTTCTGATTGAGCTTTTAATTCCTCAATAGTTAATTCAACCTGCTTTTCTTGAGGTTGTTCGTTGGTTTGTTTCATGAAATTATTTTTATAAGTTTATTATATAAAGATATATATAATTATTAAACTTTGCAAGTTTAAAAGTTTATATGAAATAAAAAAGGTACTGCAAAACAGTACCCTTAAATATTATTAACTTATAAAGTCTTATAAAGCAGTTACAAAATTTACTAGTTCTACAAAACTATTATAATCTTCTCTTGTTTCCATTTTAATGTTATCTAAGAGTTCTTTACCTACTTGTTGCATCCTAGTATCAAGATTATCTGTAGAGCCTGTACCTATAAATGGTTCTCCCCAAGTATCTAATTTAATTTGTAAAAGAGCAGTAAGTTCAGCTAACTCGTCAAGCTTACCTTCAGCTTTAAACTGTATAGCGTATGTTTCGATAAACCTGTATCTTTTCAATAAACCGTTTCTTGTAAAATCTCCCATAATTTCTAATCTTTCTGTTATATAGCGTTGATTCCTATATATTAATAATATACAAATTTTTATTTACTTTTAAAAGTGTTTTTATTTAAAATTGAGAGCAAGTCGCCTACTGTACCTTTATAAATAGTATTATCTTTAGAAGCTCTATATAACGTAACCGGGTTATATTTATACGGTTGGTTATATCCAAATACACTTGCTGCTAATTCTGAACAAATATAACTATCATTTTGTTTAGGTCTTTTAACCCATTTACCGGTTAGTATGAAGATAGAATGGCTAAGTATGGTCAATATACCATATTTCTTCCCTAAGTACTTTAGACCTCGTCTAACAGCTCCTTTAGAGTTTTTATCTCTTGTAATTATTATTTCTGTTTCAGGATCTATTAATTTCATATTCTCTAGATTAACTCCTTTCAACATACTAGACTGTAAAACTAAAGGTTGACCTGACACATAAGCATATATCCCTGAATGGCTGTAATTTTCCTTATATCTGAATTTTAACCAAGATCCTACTAAACCATTACCCCATGTTCTAGGTTTTAATAATTTAAACTTAAACCTAAACGTTATTAAATCTCCTGTATATATTTTTAAATCTTTCATAGTTCTGTTTGTCTAGGTATGCATATTATTAATTCATTAGATTCCTTATCATAAATTTTATAACAGTCATCTACGTCATCTTCATATATTTTTATGTCTTCTCTGTGAGGTATCCCAGGGTATATTGGGAAATTTTCCTCATTTAATAATATTTCAGCCATTATGCTCTAGTATATTCAATATAAAAAGCATAGTCATAAGCACCGCCTCCTGTCCAAAAAAATCTAAAATTACCAACACCATCTACGTAGTTAGCATATGTAGAATACTGCGGACCTCCTGACGTACCAACATAACCTGAACTAGATATTAGTTGTTCTAAGTTATCTACTCCATGAGCTATAATAGAGTAAGACCCTGATACACTAAAACCAGTGCCTGTTAATAATTTTTTATATATTGGTTTACCGTCAACCCAAGTATTCCCTGTATCTACTTCTTTATTAATTTTTAAATTAACGTCTCTTTCCACTACCCAAGTATTACCTTCTGGTACACTCGTTTGTGTATATATTAATCCATTTTTTTTCCATAAGTATCTAGCACCATTTTTTCTTTTAATATTTGCAGGTGCTGAATATCCTGAATAAAGTTCGTTATAAGGCATAATTATTTATATTAATTTTTTTAATGTTCCCAAAAACATATTTTAAACTTACCTGTTTTATCATAATAGTAATAAGACCATCTTTCATAATCAGGAATTACTCTATATACATCGCCATGTTTATCTCTATACCAAAGATCCCCCGCAGTATCTACTCTTAAGCTTAGCGCAAAAAATTGCTGTCCTTTAACTTCTTGATCTGTATAATGTTTAATAAAAGTCTTAACCTCCCTTTTTAATCTATAAGTATCAACTCTATGTATATGTATAGAATCTAATAACTCTCTACGAATTTCATCTACTAATTCTTTTTTTACTAAATCATCATCATGAAGCCATCCTTTGATATAACCTTGTAAAGTGTTAATACCTACAATAAGACCAATAGCTAGAGCTATAGTAGCAGATATCTTCTTAACAGTCCAACTGTTGTCTTTTGATTCAGGCATATCTCACTATTTTTTAATGTTTAAGTTCCCACCTATAGCAGCTTTTACAAAAAGATCAATACTTGAGCTCAACTCTCCTATTTTTTTAGACATAGTTTGTATCTCAAGTTCTGTACGTTCTTCTATACGCTTGATATCATTCTGTTGCTGCTGTTTAACAAGATCAATCCTACCTTTGTTTTCACCTATGTTTCCCGTGTTACTTTTAACGTCGCTAATTACTCTACTAATAAAAAATCCTATAATGGTAAAGCATATTAGTATTACTGATCCTGCTACGGCTATTAACAAAGTTAGTGTTTCTGTGTTCATTATTTTACATTTAATTGTTTTAAGTAATCGTCAAATTCTATTACATTTTTGTGTATAAAAGGCCAACGTAGACCTAAGCAAGTTTTAACTATATAAGTATATTCAGTATCCTCAAACTCAACAGATGAGTCTAAGTCTACATTTTCAAGTTTATCTAATATTCTAATACTCATTCTCATTTCGTCAGGTGTCCATCCTCCTTGAGGAGCTTTATTTAAACCTACTTTAACAAGATCAGAATAACCTAAAGTATTCCCCTCTTCATTTTTAATTAGTGTACTTTTATTTACGAAAGTTTTCATATTGTTGGTTTATTTAATATTTATCTTGGATCTATTATAGCGTCTACTTCAGCTTTTGTTATAGCTGCTCGTATTGCTTCTTTTATAGATGTACCTGAGTCTAAGTATGCTTTTTTAGTACCAAGGGCCGTTAAATACATTCCTTCTAATGTAGATGCATCCGGAATATTAAAAACTTCTTCATCATCTTTAGTGTTGTAACTAATAGGGTAAGATATTGCCGGATGATCTTTAGTAGTATATAAAGCTAATATATTTGTTTGGGCATTAGCAGATAAAGAAAACTGTTTACCAGCAAAAGTATATCCTGTAAGAATTAATTCTTCTGTCTTATCATCAATTTCTACATACCGGATGTGTTTGTATTCTGATAAAGGTGTTAAATCATCTACAGCATTCTTTTCTGCTTGATTCATCTCAGAGATATTATCTCCTACTATTTTCCAATATTTGTTTAATACCCCATTTACACCTGACATGTCCGGATCTATAATCCAATCGTCAGTGCTGTATTTTTCTAGAACAATATTTTTAACAAATTGTTTAGTAGTTCTATTTAATGCATTACTCATCTATCTTGATTTTAAATATATATCACAACTAGGGTCTGTGCTAGTCCCTGTACCTTGTCTAATTGATATCAAATCACCTTGATTTATATCTATTGCCAAACCCGTATCTGTTTGTTTATTATCTGCTGTTCCTGTTATAGTGTGTATAAGAACAGGACCAGTACCACTATCTGCTAAAATTTCTACTGACCATGTTGTCACTACTTGATTAGTAATACCTACCGCTATTATAGTCATGTCAGTAACAGCCACAAAAGGACAAGTATCAGAAGAAGTCCCTGCTTGCCTCCTGAACCATTCTCCGGTAGCTGTGACATTATTCTTAGCAACAGACCAGCATGAAATGATATCCCCGTCTTCTACTATAATTGTATTTGTATTTATATTTCCTAATTCTTCTGGCATTATCTTGATTTTAAATAAATATCACAGTTGGGATAGTCAGGGTTACCTCCACCAGAAACTCTCATGGCTAACCTATCTCCTTGGTTTATATCAATACTCAATCCTGTATCTTGAGCACTTTTTGAATTAACAGCGCTTACTGTATGAATTACAACAAATCCTCCTCCACCGTCTAGCCATATAGCAATGCCCCAAGTATCAACGGCATTTGATGAAATTGCTATTCCTGTTATTGTCATATCTTCAACAGCTACATAAGGAGAGTTAACTGTAGGCGTCCCATTTTGTCTATCTAGCCATGTATTATCAGGATTACTAGTAGAGTTATTAGCTGATGCCCAACATACAGTAAAATCACCATCTTCAAGGATAGTAGTAGTTGAATTTATTTGCCCAAGTACAGCCATTATAATATAATGTTTACTGTTTTTAAATCTGTAATCAAAGTCCCTACTATATCAGCAAGTTCATTAAGAGTAGTACTATCAGCATCAAATGTTCTGTCTAATGTTGCATTAGATACAGTATAAGTTTGACCGGTAGCAAATAATTGATCTACATAAAGCTTCGGTACAAAAGACTCATCCACAAAAGCACCATTTACAATATACTGACCTACAGATTGGTAAGTACCACCATCTGTGTTAATTCTAAATGTATCTTTATCTAAGCTTATGTATGTTCCTGTTACTGCATTAGTCATAGCCCAAACACCGTCAGGAACAGCTGCGCCTCCAGTACCTGTAACTTGCATTCTAAACCAAGCTTTTTGATTATTGTCATCAACTAATTCAGCTAATATACTTTCATTAGTTGCATCTGATGCAGTAGACACTTCTGAATTAGCTCCTACTTTTTTATAAGAACTTACTCCTACACTATTACCTGCCCCATACTTAGTATAGAAACCAGATCTATCATTACCATTTGTACCTGTATAACAGAATATATCATTTACAGTTAGAGCGAAAGAACCTGTATCAAGCACTGCTTGTAGATCATGCCCTGAAACCAATGTTTGTACTGCTTCATAATCAGGTATCCATCTAGGGTCTAATGTCCCTGTTGCTGAATAATCAGCATCATATTTTGCACCAAAATTATCAGTAATCTCTATATTGTTAAATATAATAGGTTGTCCTCCACTATTAATAGTTAAAGGGCCTGTTAATGTAGCTATACTACCTGTATCTAATACAGACTGTAAACCTTGAGGTGCTGTGAAAATTATACTTGACTCTGCCATAATTAATATCCTAAGTGTTTTTTCATACCCGCTATTAATAACGGTTTAATTTGTGATGCAAATAAAGCATCTAATTGATCTATCCTGTTATCAGCCTCTTCTATTGTTTCAATGTCCTGAACCCAGTCTCCTGACTCATCATATTCTGCTTCTATAACTGCTGGTTTGTTGTAATCCATATAAGTAGCGTAATATGTTGATTGAAATACATTAGATGAATTGTAGATGTCTACCTTAAATATATGCTCTATTCTGTTATTATCATAATCATATATAGATTTCACACATCTAGCTTTAAGAATATCAGTACTATTATGTACAGTTTCTTCAAAACTTACTTCAGTAAATCCAGTACCAGTATTTCTTTCTATTGTCTTTGTTATCATAATTATGCTGTTATTACATTAAATCCTTTTGCTATTAAATTAGCTTTGGCTGTTAATCCATCAAAACCACCCGATATACTGTCTGGTGCTGGGTTATTATTTATTTGTATAGTTCTTCCTGTATAACCACCAACTGATATAGTATCATAAAGTACAAGCATTTCGTTTACTTGAGCTGTAGTCCAACCATTATATATTAGAGTAGAATAATGATTATTGGTATCTGTCATATTAGGTAATTGTGTAATATCTATAATACCTACACCACCGCCTGGTGTATTACTAATATTTGTTTGATATACTGCGAATCCACTTAACACACAAGAGCTTAAAGGAAATTGTATCCCAGCACTCATATTATCATGCCGAAAAGTGGAAAAAGACGTTAAATTATCTAGAGATGCAACAGGCATTACTGAAAAATCTAACCCAATAAGATTTTCTAAATACTGGGTATTCCATAAAGTTATACCATTTCCGTTAGTAGGATTAAAAATAAAGTTAGTAACATTACTAACTCCAGGTATTCCTCCAGGGGATAAATCACCCATGTTTTGAGGGCCGGTCAGATTAACCTTACTTAAATCCCAAGTGGACATTAAATCACAATCATAAGCTGCTATACTTATAGATCCAGTACCTTGTATTGGTGGAAAATATACATCAGTCATAGATCCATTAGAATATAGACTTAAACCACCATTAATATTAGCAAATCCTGCTAAGTTAGCCTCTTCCAGTTTTGGGTTATTATGTAACCATGCAGATGTAGTTGGTGTTGCTGTACTTAAAGGGAAAGTAATACTTTCTAAATCAGGGCAATTGTATACTCTAATACTACCACCCATAGCTCCAATCATACTTGTATCAAGATTGACAAGACCAGTGTTCCAAGCAAAATATCTATTCATTGCTATTGTTGTAGTAGCTTTGTGTAAGATATCAATCATGTTAGGGTTATCATAGAAAGAATAAAAAGTTTTAATTTCTATTTGCGATAAATCAAGAACTCCTGTAATATTAGACTGATGGCAGGCATAACTTGTTATACTTTGACCCGCTGCTATTTTATGAGATATTTGTGTTAAATTAGGACATTGGTGTAACCAACAGTTACTACCATTTACTGACACTCCTTTAAAATCAAAAGTTCCAGTAAATCCAGAGTTATATCCTCTAAAATCTGTACATACTTGGGAAACATCAGTATTTAAGTCAATACTTGTAATACTAGGCATGCTATACAAATAAAGCAAACCTGATATTCTAAACGGTGTTAAGTCTAATACTCCAGCATATGGATTGTTATCCATTCTAAAGTTACTAAACCCTGCAGTAGATGTAGGTGGAATAAAAGTTGTAATATTATTAGTACTAAAATTAAACGCACCCGTCATATTAGTAGTCATTGATAAATCTACATAAGTTAGATTTCTCCCGTTATTAAAACCACTTCCTGTTATAAGAGCTGGATCATCAGCATATATAGTAATTGTTTTTTCTCCAGCAAGAACATAATTATGAAGAACAAAATTACTTGTATAAGTAGAACCATCACCCATATCATAATACAAAGGAGAACCTGTTTTAAGAAAATTAAAAGTTATAGGGCCCACTGCAGTTGTCTTTAATACAACAGATGCTATTAATGGAATACTTCCTGTTCTTCCTGCTATGTCTTCAATAGGCAACATTAAGCTACATTTTTTACAACTGATATTAAAACTAAACCTTTGACTTCAGATGCTGACCAGTATAACACATCCACCATCCCTATAGTTTGGGATAATTCTATTGCGTCTCCGTCACTAGTAACAACATTAGTCCCTTTAGTAACAGTATTAGCACCAACAGTATTAGTAATCCAGATTTTACCCGAAGAAGCTCCTTTAATATTTAATGTAGGAACATTGATAGTTAAAGACGCATTATTTAAGTTGCCATGTTTACTATTAGAACCTTGCGTAAAATCTAAGTTAAGAGTGGCACCTAAGTTACCTAAGTCTTGCTCTTCAACATATAGCATAGTATTATTAAGATACAGCTTACCATCTTTAAATTCTTGTTGAAAGTTGTTGAAGTCTTGTGTTTGATTAGCATCTTGTACTAAACTATCTTCTACTATATTTTTATCATGGCCTAAAAAGGCTATTCCTGATCCTGACATATCTTAGTGTTTTTATTGTACTCTTACTGCAGTTACTACCGCTAATGCGTCCACTGTTGCATCATATGCTATACCTCCTAATGTACCATTACTATCTGCACTAAAAGTTACTCCATAAGGTGCTGGTTTAGTTAAGCCTCCGATTGATGCAGTACCAGACTCTATAATAATAGTAAATGATTTACTACCATTACCAAATATTCCTGTAGTATTACTTAGATCTATATGACCGCATGATTGTAATAAAGCAGGTTGAGTATTTGCTTCAATAGCTGCAAGATCAATAACCATTGCACCAGTGTCTGATTTAACTGCATCAATAGCTGTTTCAACGTCTAACAAGGTAGCTTCAGTAGCTAAGCTGGTAAGCATATTTCCAGTATCTGCCTTAATAGCGTCTAATACATTATCAATACCGACAGTTAAAACTCTAATAGCTTCTAGAGTAGTCTCAGTAGCTAAACCGTCAACATCTAGGTCTAGATTTTCAACAGCCGTCTTAATAGCGTCAAGAATAACTTGTTGTTCTGTAGATAAGACTACTGGTGTAGAAGCTGATGAAAGCTTTTGACCTAGAGTATTCAATTTAGCACTAAAAGCTGCAAGAGTCGCTTCTTGTGCAAAATCCTCAGCATTAAAAGCTGAAAGAATATTACCAAGCTCAATATTAGTTAATTGTATATCTGTGTTAATTGCTGCAAGACTGCTATCTACTAAGTTAAGAGTAGCTTCCGTTGCAGCTCCTGTTGGTAACACAGATGATGTAACATTAACTTCTAAAGCTGTACCTAAGAAGTTAAATAAATCCGTTTGTGTTTTAATTCCTGCTAATGTAAGCTCTGTAGCAAAGTCTTCTGCTGCAAATGTAGCTTCTGTTAACAAAGGCCCGCCTGCGTTAAGTGCTAATAATTCAGAGAGCATTAAGTTTAGTACTGCAGAAGGATCTAAATATTCTAAAGGACCTACAGGTACATATGCTGCGCCACTAACATCTTCGTATCTAGTAATCCATGTTCCTGTTCCTTGGTCATATTCCCTAATTTGCTGAACTACTTGATCAGAATTACCAGTATCTCTTACTAATAATATTTCAATATCTTGAGTAGCAAGTATACTATTAAGTACACTATTCAGTGTAGATTCAGTAGCCCATCCGCCTGGAGGTTGTGGTCCACCTGAAGACGCTAGTAAGTCCTTCATAGCTAATAGCACCTTATGCTGAAAAGGAAAGTTATTACCCTTATTACCTTTAGTTTTAGTGTTCCCTGTACTCATTATATAATATTATTTAGTTTCTTCTTTATATAATAATATATAAAAATTTTAGGAGTTTACCAATAAAAACTAGATATAAAAAACCCTCCCCGAGGTATAAGGGAGGGTGCGTAGTATGAACATGAATCAATCTAAAGAACGTTTACCTCTGAACTTTATTATATTCTTCAATAACATCAAAAAATATTTTATACGTATCCTCAATAATAACGTCAATGCCATCCCAATAAACATGTGTACATTCTTGTTCAGAATCATCTTCGTTCATTTTAATAGTCTTATAAAAACCAGAAACAGCAGATAAGTCTAAACTAAATTCCGTCCAAACTTCTTCTAGTTCAATTGATTTTGAGTTAGAATTCTCATCATCCATAGATATACCTAACTCTTCTAAATACTTTCGCTGCTTATCTTCAGCAGACTCTTTATTATTGCGTGTTATTATTCTTGTTAATAGTCTAGTTTGGTGAAATTTGCTCATATTATATAATGTTTATATTATTTTTTTTTTGATTATAATATTTAGTAGTGTCAATAGGCATAATACCTAAGTCATTATAATATTTTAACATTTGTGCTGATAAATCTGAAGAAATTAAAGGTGGTTTGTATGTTTCAGGTTTTATATTTATACTGATATTTATCATAATATATTTTTATTACCGTACATTACTAGATTTTCCATCTCTCTCATGTATTCTGCATGACGCCTTTTAATAATAGGACAAGTGTTCTTTAACCGTATGATGTGTTTATTTATAGGTCTATAGGTTCTAGGCGTTGTGATAATGTTTATATTGATCATGTTCTATTTTTTAAGTTCACTGTAAATATACAAAAATTATTTAAATATTCCCCGGGCATTAGATAAGTTATTTTAGACCCCCCCCATTTTTAGACTTAGTTTAGTAATTTGTAACTTAAGTGATGTTGCGTAAGTTTTGCTAGTTTATAATAGGCGTGTGTATGCTATGGGTAAATACCATATAATATGTTGTTGTCTTTGTGTAGGGGTAATAACAATTAAACCCCAGCTTAAAAAAAAATTTGGTGCTCCCCCCTTATTAATTTTAAATTAATTTTTAAAACTAGGACTATGTACACACTTAAAAATGTTATGAAGTATATTAATGATAACTTAGAAAAGGTATCTGAGATAGACAAGGACACTCTGTATAAATTAGTTAGAGAAGAACTAAGTAACAGAATTCAAAACAGGTTGCTATGTAAGTATATGGCAGATTTTGTATAATAATACTATATAAGGGGAGTGTTCTTCCCTTATAAGTTTTAAAACTATATATTATGGACAACAACGTTAAAGTTATATTAGAGATGGTTAGCACTGAACACTTAAGTAAGGTTCAGCAAAAGATTAACCAATGGATTACTATAGGGCACATTAAGAGCTGGAAGATTACTCCAGTTAACAGTGAGCTAGTACTAGTAGAGTACATAGTATTAAAGAGCGAGGTGTAATAACCTTGTTCTTTTTCCCTTATTATTTCTAAACTATTTATTATTTAAAACAATTATTATGTTAACATTATGTATTATGCCAGTATTCTCTGGTACAAGAAAAGAAAAGATTCAGACGTTAGCAGTGTTGTTAACTCTTGACATATTTGTAATGTGGATGTGTGCTTAGTGCATCCACATTCTTCTTCCCTTACTATTTTTAAATATTAATTAAAACTATATATTATGAAGTATTTATTATTGATTAACTGGTGTGTACTTAGTATAGCCATGATTGTATTAGGCAGCGAAACTATGGCTGTTATAATGACAGGTATTAACGGGACAATATTATTGTTCTATTTAGTGCATGTTACAACGACTGAAGACTTAGACGTTAGGCGTAAGCAGGTAGACAAACAGAGTAAAAACATATATAAGCCTCGTAAATAGGGGCTTATATTTTTAAATTAAAAGTTATGAAAACAGTAACTGTATTAATGATGATGATGGGTTATATTTGTATAATAAATATAGCGTTATTATTATATATGGATAATAGATTTAAGGAGATTAGATCAGATATACATATAGACAAAACTGAACCTAAACATGACTACAAGGTAGACCTCAAGCCTAATTATATAATAGTTTATTCTAAAGGCGGTAACGTTGACACTATACCTTATAGTATAGACAGAGGTTGTATGTCACCTATTGAAGGTTTCTTTGAAAGAGATAACCTGTAACAGGGTTGTCTTTCCCTTATTACCTCTAAAACTATATATTATGAAGAAAAGAATAGTCTTAGACTTTATACCATTTAAACACTTCATGATCTTTGCACCTTGTGTAATAGAAGAAGTTGAAGGAGGTATGTTCTATAAGTATAGAGCATTACAGAAAGTATTAATTATATATAATTAGAGAGCTTAGTGCTCTCTTTTTTAAATATCTCGTGTTTTTCCCTTACTATTATTAAACTATTATTTACTAAAAACCAAGAAATTATGAGCACATTTGTTAGAGCAAAAATAGAAGGTCAAATGAGACTTCTAGAAAGATGTGATACAAGGAGTAAATCACACGTTAGAGTATTAAATGCTAATGGTATACCTGAAGAGATATTATCTGTAGATGATTATAAACCAGGTTATACTGTTATCACAGAACAAGTATATTTAGCCATTAGATATCAAGGATTAGTTAGTCCTGTATCTAGAGTAGCTAAAGGTATACTAGTAAAGCTATTGTTTTAGTATATAGTTGTAAACCGTGGGAAAGTTCTCGCGGTTTACTTAGTGTACTTAAAGATAGTCTACAGCCCTCACTAATACTGATTTAATTTTAATTTAGTTAAATGCTGCTACTCTCTATAAGCTGTAGAGGGTAGCACAATTTTCTGACTAATACTAACTAATACACAAGCATATGAGCGACTTTAAAACATTTATTGTAAACATCATACTAGATAGCGGAGGAAAGCTCTCTGTTAGAAAGATGGCAAGAAGTAAGTATGAGGCTATGGACAAAGCTTATACTGAAATGAGTTCTAGACAACCAGATAGAACTAAATATATTGTTATACAAGCCTGAGATTATCTTGGGTTTGTATACAATAACTCTCATAAAGATAGTCTACTTCCCTCATTAATTTTAAATTAATTATTTATTTATTATTTAAAAATCTTTATTATGAAAGGTAGAAAAGTGAACGAGTACACTAAAAACGGGAATGTTGTTAGTGTTTTTGAATTAAGTGGAACGCCAGCAGAATTATCTGCATACGAGGCACACCAAGGTGCAAACTTTAGAGCGGACGAAGAAAGTGGAAAACCTTTGTTCTATGCTACTAAGCAAGCCAATGGTATCTATGAAGGTGACACTGTAGATATTACGTTTGTTGAAAAAGACGGTATTGGTTATATTATTGACCAAACTGAGACAAGACGTGTTAACCAGTTGTTAGAAAAGCACGCTGGAACAGCTCTTGGAAATGCTCTTGCTAGCCAATTGGCTAACGAAATGCTTGCTAAAGCTCGAGGTAAAGCTCCCGTGAAAGCAGCCCCTGTTGCACCTAGCTCTGGAGAAGAGTAGTAGAAGATTATTCTAGAAGATAATAGTGTAATGCCTTCGGGTATTATGCTATTATTTTTTTTTGATGAAGGGTCTTTATATATGCTAGACATAGCGGTGTGAAATAGCGGCGGGCGAGCGAAGCGAGGCTACCATCAGAAAGAATAATATATAATTAAACACTATGATAAAATACTATAAGTTCCCATCAGGTAGAACATATCTTGTTATGTATAGACAAACGTATAGTAAAGTAACAACCATCTTTATATGCAACATAAATAATTATCGTATATATGACCATAACAGAAACTGGTAATAAATTTAAACTATAACACTATGATAAAATTACTCTCATATCGATTTAACCATTGTCTAAACTATTATCCTGAGATTACATGGCTTATTGAGATGCCTGTAAAATATGAACATATATGCACTTTTACCAGACGTAAACTATATTAGCTCTTATGATAAATTTGAAATTTAAAACTTATTATGGTGATTATACTTTGTATAGAGAGATGGATATTTATTATGAAAATACGTTTTATAGTAGATACTACTTAACAAGACGTGCTATTAAGTTACAACTATATTAAACAAACAACACTATGATAAATATAAAAGCAGAGACACATAAATGGGGTATGATGATCCGGCTTAATGTAGAGAGCAACGCCATTATGGGGATATCATTATTTACATACTACAACGATGCGCCAATAAAACCTACTAACAAATTTAATATGTACTAATATGATAAAACTAGAATTTTATTTGTATAGACAGCATTTTGATAATATAACGGGTATAACATTTGATCTGTGTATGGCCAAGTATAGGGATATATATGGGGAAGATTCTATATATATATTTGGTGACTTTTCAGTTCCTTTTCACTTATACTAAAAAATAAAACAATACTATGATGAATATAAAAGCTAATGTATTAGAAGGGTATTTTAAACAAAATCATGATAGTTATAGAGGGTTTGATATATATTTAGAACTTCTAATAAAAAGTTATACTGGTACTAAGGAAGTGAATTATAGATATATCTTTGTATTTCCTAATGCTCCAATTAAACTTCACTTATACTAGAATATATGATAAATATAAAGTTGATTAGTTATAGGAGTTTACCTTTTTCTGGGTTTACTACCACTATTTTATTAGATCTTAAACTAGATAATGGATTAAATTATAGAAACATTACATATGTAACACCTGGGTACATCCCTTTAAAACTTTACTAATATGATGAATATAAATATACATGATATTACATACAGCGGAAAAGTATATCTAACTTACGGAGCTTTGCCTATAAGCTTCATAACAGTAATATGTTTAACATATCACCGTAATTATTATACTAAACGTAACCATAGACTATATACATATGATTAATATAAAAGCACTAAATGTGAGTCTCCACCGTGTGTAACAAGTTGACTCAGCCCAGTGTTTATGCGGTGTTCATTTTTTAACAAGTGTTAAATATGGGTATAATACCTGCTAAAAACAGATAAATTATGATAAAACTTATTACTTTTTTTGATAATTATGGGACATATACGCATTATTCAGGTTATTTAGACGTATATGGTGGTTACTATGTGAGTATACTTAATATACCTGTTAGATTATATAATATTCCTAATGAAAACTCATGAAACCCTAGTGTTTATGGGTGTTGCAGACTGCACGTGAAAACCACCTACATAAAACATCACTTTAAACTCTTTCTAAAAACCACTCACTATGACAAGTATTAATATAGCTAAACATGACTACTTATGCATAATGGTCATCAATAGAAAGACCAGAATACGTATGTGTCTAACAACTTATCATAGTGACTATCGTAACTATCATACACTGTTTATTTATACTAAGCTTTATTCTGAGTATTAGATAAACCGGGATTATTTACTCACCACTAACACTTATATATACTATGTACAAAATTAAAATTAAAAAAAGCGTTAGTCTTCGTTCTTCTCATTATCTTGTTATTCGAAGAACTTTTCGACCTGATTTTACTAATGATATAATATGTTTTATAAATTACTCTTATGATACTAGAAGTTTATATTATGCATCTAAGGTTAATCCTTACTAGTCTACAGTAAACCGGGATTATTCATCCACCACTAAAACTTATATTATGCATAAAATTAAATTCAGCAAAAGCACTAAAATTCGTTCTTGTCATTATATCACTATCAATAGAGGTTATCATACAGGTTATAGTTATGAGGTAACAGATTATAATTATGAGATAATGTGTATGATAAATAACTGTTATAATCCTATAAGTATATATGATGTATCTAAGATTAATCTTTACTAGTAGGGTAAACCGGGAATCTATAAAATTTCATTTAAATAAACAAACATGAGCTATATAAAAATCTACATAGGTAACTATCGTTTTGAAAAGCATATAGCGTACACGCTTATGCATGTAGTAACTTACCATACAACTGCTTACTATCCTAGACATCATTTCTTTATTAACAATAATTATAGTAATGATATAGTAAACCCAGAAATTAAATATTATGAATAATTCATATATAATTATAAACTGTCTTACATATAATGATAATATCACGTTTTATATGAGAAATAATGACCCAAAATATATTAAAATTTACCTTAAACCATACTAAATAATATTAACTAGAAATCTCACTTAATTATGAATTTAAACTTCGAAATACAAGATGAAGGTCCTATAGTATATGGTTATATGTGTTTAAATATTGTTAATTATAAATGGTTAGGTGATCCTACTATGCATATGATTATTGTTAATAATATTTATTTTGTTTATAATGAAAGACACGATATATATCATCGGGGTTTACTTAAACTATATTAAAATGAAAAACTACATTAGAATACATTGTCGTGAACCTTTTGGTGTTGCTATTAGTATATACGATAATAAAATAGGATATTATACGTCTTATAAAAATTATTATTTTAAGTATGCAAATAAATCGCTTAAATTATATAGCTAAAATTAAATATTATGAATGTACTTAAGATAAACATATATAATAAAGCTCTAATGAGAAATCATAATAGACATAATAATTCTAATCCTTTTAGTATAAATTATCTAACAATAGTTTATAATTATGGGTTTAAAGAGAATAATGCTATTACTTTCGAGTATACACCTTGTATAAATGGATATAAACCTAACCAAGGAATCATTGACTCTTTTAAACCTTACTAACTAAACATTATGATAAATATCAGGATGTTATCCAGCGAGAAATATGGGTGGAAAATAACAGACAAAATTTATAATAGCCGTATACGAGTATTTATTACTCGTAAAATTGCTAGAACATACTTTACAGGAAGACTTAAAGAAACTAATACTAAATTATACTAATTATGATTAAACTAGATATAGTAATACATAACGAATACATAGACATATATGATTCAATAGAAAATCATCGTAGGTATGATTTATTTAATGGGTCGCTCTTTAGATTTAACTATGATAATCTTGAATACATAGCCATAAACTTATATTAAACATGATAAAATTAATAATAGAAGACACTTTAGTGTATGATTTTACTTATAAAGGTTATAAATGGTACGTAAAAGGGGAGTTTGTATATGGTAATATACAACGTTACATAGTTACTATTGATAACTTTGAACTTTACGATTAACTCAACTAATTATGGGCAGTTATATAAAAATATTTTACTTAGTACCCCGCTATATAAGAATAATAACACCTTGTAGTAATTTTTACACCCTTATAGAAGAAATAAGTGAAGAAGACAAGGAAACAATAGCAGATAATTTAATGATAAAAAATTTTAAAATATATGACTAAAAATACATATATAAAACTAAAAATAAAATCACCTTATTATGTAAGCGCTATAAAATATCCTGAAGATTATCTGGCTCATCGTATAATGGCTTTTTATATAAACAGATTATATCAATATCATGAATTAAACGGCAGAATGTATTTAAAACTTTATTAACATGATTAATCTTGAATTTAAAATAATAGAAGACCAACCATTCAATGTAATATACGCCTATAAATATATTATAGTAAACTGGGATCATGGTGGGTTTAGTGCCCTTAAAATAATGACTATTACTATAAATAGAAGCTCTTTATACTAAGCTTTTAAAAACAATAAAAACATATGATTAATATACGATTAAACAAGTCTGACAATAAATTAGACATATGGTTGGATGATTTTTCAAATTTTTCTATAGACTTATTTAACGGGAAATACCTTTTAACATATTTTACAGTGGATGAATACATCGTGGTTAATGCCATAAGATTATATAGTATTAATTCATAATAAAACTAATTTAACATGACTAACAGGTACATTTATCCTCTACCTTCTATATATATTAAACTTAATAATATTTACAAACAATCTTCTCTTATGAATTATTCATACGATTGTTACTTTATGCTTGTTTACTTTAAAAATATAAGTGTACTTAATCAAAAAATGTTTAAACCTTATTAATATGAGAATATTTTATATAGACAACGATGACATAATTATTATAAAATCACTTATTTGGCTTATATATGAAGAAAGTGATTATGAATATAATAAGTATGTTCAATGCTATTAAATTAAATTAACATGATAAATTTAAAATTTTTTGTAAAAGATGAGATAACCTTAAACTTAGTGTTATACGGAGTTGACGAGTATACTGACATATTATTAGATCACTACGGGCATCAAGCGGTTTTTATAATATTTAGTAATAGTACTAGTGCATATCATGGGGAATTATCCGGGTTAAGACCTTACTAAACGTATAACATATGATAAATTTAAAATTAAGAAAATACTCTAGAGATATACGTATGCATTTTTATGATCCTTATGCTTATGGTTTTTTTGTAACTACAGGAGGACCTATGACTACAGTATTTAGAATGAAACCCATGAGACTATATTAACATCACATAATTTAAGACTTTATTAAATAGATATACAGAAGATATAATGGATATTGAAAGGAATCACTTAATCCCGGATTTGATCACCGAGACCACCAGTGATACTCTGTTGAGGGCCCTGCTCTGTTTTGCAAGACATCAGGCATAGGGTAATAACCTATAGTAAAACCCAAGAATCATATCTATTTAAATAATAAACCTCAGACAAAGATCTGCTGCTAGATAGGAAAGTCTAGTATTTCGCAACAAAGCTCTTTAAGGGTTAGGTTGACACGTCTAAATAATATGACAGGGCTAGTTTGAATCTAGCTGTTGCGACTATATAAAATAAAACTAAATTTTAAACTAAAATTATAAACAATGGAATTAGTAAAAAATAAATTATACAAGGTAAACGGATATATACATGATTATTATTTTAGATACTCTCACTTAAATGAGTCTGACGCTGTAGTTCCTGTTAAAAAATTTTATTTAAAAAACGGTGAAGAGAAACCTTATATTGTTGATAGTGCATTATATGATCCTAATCGAAATTATCCTATAAGAGAAATGACTAATTCTGAAGTTATTAGATTTCTTAAAGCAGAAAAAGAATATTTTGGTGAGAATTATGGTACTACAAGTAATATACAAGAATTAGACATATTTTAAAATTAAATAAAACTTATTATGTTAAAAAAAGGAGATAAAGTAATTATAACAAGAAGAGCAACATACTCTGAAGGACGTAGTTGTAGCTGCCAGTGGATGCCAGCTATGGACAGATACATTGGTAAAACCTTGACTGTACAGGATATTAGTCCATATGGAAATCCTTGTTTTAAAGAGACTGGTCTTTATATACCAAGTGTAGTAGTGGAGAAAGCATCAATAATAGAAGAACTAGATATATTTTAAAATTATGAGTAAAAAAGTAGAAATAACAATAAGTGAAATGCAGTTAAACGGAACTACTGCAATAAGAATAATGAAATGCTTAAAAGAACACGAACCCGAAATATGGCACGAACTTAAAGAAACGCTAAAGCAAAAATTACCTATAAACATATTCCAGAAGAGTTTAAATAAACTATAAATTGTGAAATTAAAAATAAAATCATTAAATAAAAAACATTACGTTGATCGTGACGAATTAATGTTACATGCTTGTTTTCAGATATTACAAGATTATATTGAAAAAGAAAAAGGTGATACTCACTGTGATTATAAAGCCAACAAAGAGTTTGTAGATGAGATAAGATTTCTAAATAAATGGTGGAAAAAACGTAAAAAACCAAAGTATTCTGATGATGATGCACAAGATGACGAAATGTTATTAAGACTAATGAAAATTAGACTTCAGTTATGGACTTAATCAGGTGCTGAGACGGACGCTTCGTAGACCTTTTGGTGCAGGGTAGGTAAGACTACTTAGGCATAATCTATCATTGAGACCCGCGTTCTTGATAGAACCTGATTATTAATTAAAATCTTAGAAATTATGGAAAATACAAATTGTTATAAATGTAAACATAGAAGAGAGGTTCCTGGTAGTGCTCATAGTGCATGTTCTAAACCAGATCCTGAGATGACAGGACATGAGCATGGAAAGAAAAATGGATGGTTTAATTATCCTATAAACTTTGATCCTGTGTGGAAAACAAAGGAATGTATTAATTTTGAACCAAAAGATTAAATTATATACATCTGGAATTAATCAGGTTAGAATAAGTGTTATAATGTATTGATACTATTAATATTGTGTTGTATTACACACGTTTGGCAACTACGTATAAGTTGTTGTGAGCAAAACCCTTATCTCACATAAATCAAAGATAACCTACCAGTAATGGTAAAGATTGTAATTATGGCAGTATAGGAAGGACGAAACTACAACAGTTAAGACACGCCAGAAGTAAGGGCTGTGTATTAAGTTATACAGTATTTAAACCGAGAATTTGAGTTTACCAGTCTCTATATGTTTAAACCTGTTATAAAATTACAATTAGGAATAGATGCAACTGTATTAGTATAATGAGTCTCACAATTTTAAAGTTTAGCAAGGTGAGAACATAACTGTTAGCCAGTGATACTAAATGAGATATGTTGCTTAGTGAATTAGGAAGATAATCTTAATATGATTATAAGGCTCTTGGATTTAATCGCAAGAAAGGATAATTCACACTATTGGGAGTTCTCAGCAAGTAGTTATAGTGAAGCTGTAAAAATATGATTAAGGTAAAGGTTTACCTCATATTAAGTTCCTAGGAATTAACAGAAACCTCGAAAGACCCGAAGTAACTACGTGACCGTACCAAGTAATGTTGACGGTGCTAATAATAGGGTCACACGTATTAGGAATTACCATTGTTTATACTTATATTTGTAATATGAAAAATAAAAGATTATATAATATCTATAATGGTATGAAGCAAAGATGTAATAACCCTAATCACAACAGTTATAGTTATTATGGAGCTAAAGGAATAACTGTAGAATGGGTTAATTTTGAAGGTTTTGAAATTTGGGCATTATCTAATGGATATGCTGATGATCTAGAAATTGATAGATTAAATTCAGCATTAAATTATTGTCCTTCTAATTGTAGATGGGCTACTAGACAGATTCAAAATAGAAATGCAACTATTAGAACTACTAATAAAACAGGAGTTAAAGGTTGTTACTATGAAAAAAGAGCTAGTAAATATAGACAGCAAATCAAAGTTGATGGTAAAAATATATCATTAGGATATTTTGAAACTATTGACGAATGTAGGATTGCAAGAGAAACTTATATTGAAGAAAATAATATACTTAAATAGTGAGGCACCCTACTCTTATGACCTCTGCGTTGTATGTTAAGATGTAAGAAAGAGGGTGCTAATACTAATTATTAATCTAAAACTTAAACAGATGGAAGATATTAAAAATAAGTTAGAAAATTACAAAGAAGAATTGAGAAGGCAAAAAGCCTCAAGACTTAAGAAAGGTGATATTACTAAAGGTAAACACATTAGAAAGTTAGAGGCGAAAGTAAAATTATATGAAGACTTTTTAAACGCTGAATAATTTTATTTATTAATTATTAATCTAAAACTTAAACAAATGGAAAGTAATAGAAAAAGATGTAAGGTGGTTATGTTACCAGTAGAAGATCAAAAGTATCAAGTAAAGGAAGGAAAATTCTTTATTAATGATTCAAGAAAATATAACTGGGGTAAGCTTGAAGCACTTAAATGTGAAAGAGTTACAGTTAATGGGCATGCATGGAATGGTATTGGTATTAAAACACATATAAACCACCTATACTTCACAACAGATGAAGAGATAAAGAAAGATGATAATATATATTCTAAATATTATGGTATAGGGAAAATAACTTCAAATAGTCATGCTAATTATAAAGGAGATTTCCCTCTTTTAGCAGAGTTTTTAAATAAACCTAATTATTTTGTACCTTATAATATTGATGGAAGTTATACTCAAAATAGAAAAAAGATATATTTAAACGACTGTAGAAAAATCATAGCATCTACTGACCCTAAGCTTACTTTACCGCAACCATCACAAGCCTTCATCGAGAAGTATTGTAAAGTAGGTGGTATTGATGAAGTGGATGTGGAGTATAGGGTTCATTTTAATAATAAAGCTTGGTTGCCTGAGCATAGGGTTTTATCTCTAAAAACAGACTCACACAATACTATCACTATTCATGCTATTAAGGATAGTTGGAATAGAGAAGAAGTGATTGAACTACTTTATAAATCTTTAGATACAACTAAAACTTCTCATCCTAAATTAAGAGAAGTATTTAAAGAGCAAATGGATAAATTTATAGAAGAAAACTTATAATAAACAAAAGGCTTAATTGCCTTTTGTTTTATTAATAATTCAAAACAAATAATTATGATAACAAATTGGAATGACAAAAAAGTATTGATTTGCAACAACTGTAAAGATATTTGGATAGCACCAAAAGAAAAATGCAAATGTGGATGTACCACATTAACTGAAACGCACGAGAGTAATTATAAATATGCACAAAACTATAATGGTGCATAACAACTGTATAAACCACATTAATAACGTTAAACTAATAAAAACTAAAAATAATGAAAGACAACAGAACTGAATTACAGAAAAAATTTGAAGAACAAACACCTACAATAAAAGGAGTAGGAAGAGTTGAATACTTACAGACTTTTGTTAGTTGGCTACATTTACAAATAGAAAACTCTATAAATTATAAAAAAGAAACTTGTGATTTTTGTGGTGGTATTTTTGAGAAAAATATAGTGAAACTTTGTTCAGGTTGTCAATCTGAAAACAATATTTAGTATGAGAAAAGTATTAAGATTAGACAAGAAAGAAGAGAACGAAAAGCCTGTTGAGTTTTTGGAGTGTTGGGATGAGGAAAAACAAGCATGGTGGTCACCAGGAATAAAACCTAATGGTTGGGACAATGTAATGTATAGAGAAACAATAGACGAATTAGATTACTTTGTTTGTTGGAATAATAGAGCTAGTATTGTTTATAACTTCAGAGGACATTTAAACTCAGGTAAATTTTAGGGGTATGGAAACATCCACGATAAAAACTAAACAAAATGAAGGCAAAACAATTACTAGAAATACTACCTAAACTAGACCCAAATAAAAGAATTAAATTCCAAAACAGTAGTGGATGGGGAAAAGATACAATGGCAATAAACGCAATACTTGAAGAAGGTGGTGTTTACATATTTATATGGGCTTGTCATCCACATTGTATAAAAGAGGATATGAATGAACGGCAAAAGCTAATATGGTACAACCCAAACAACGGAAACTCTAAATTAGTAAAAGAGTACTTCCCTGAGTATGTTGGGTAACAACCGCATAAACCACATTAAAAACATTAAAATAATTAAAACTAAAACTATGAGTATGTACAATATGATGAACGGAGTAAGTCAGTTGACTTTCTTTGTATTGCCAATGTTAGGGAAACACCCTGACGAGTATCCAAGATTTAGAAACTTCTTTTTAAAAGACGAAGAGCATCCTGAATACGACAATTATTTGCACGTTTATACTCGTGTAGGTGGCGGCAATAGAGGTTGTGATTTTGGCGAAGAAGAATTAATGAAGCACCCAAATTTCGTAACAACTTTTGATGATAGTTATGATAGCACTTATGGAACGTATATTTTTAGCGTACCTGATGAGTGGAAAGAAGATTTTGAAAAGATTACAACTGGTAAAATATTAGAAATATCTGATGCTTACAAAAACCAAATCTATAAGGTGTTTCCAAAACTTGAAGAAAAGTTAAAAAGTATGTTTGAAAAAAACTAAAACTATGAAAACAATATTTAAAAAAGGCGATAGAGTGTTTGTTTATCCTTTTGGGTGGGGTGAGTATGATAAGCCCTCTAGAACAGAGAATAAATTTCATTATATTATTTTTGAAGGAGTGCAGCGTGCAATCCACAACGACCTAATTTCCTTCACAGAATACACCTTAGAGGGGTTTAGCCAAATAAGACCAGTAACATTTGAGAAAGGGGAATGGGTTGCTGCGAGTGATGGCGGTAGTCATTGGTATGTTGTAAAATACATAGAAGGTGATTTATGCGAAGACCCTGATGGTGGTGAAGACCCTTGGAAACACATCAAGAAACTAACAGATTTTAATAAATAATTATGGAAGAGCTTAACATAGGTGATGAAGTAATAGTTTTACGTAAACCTACTGAAGATGAGGAATATGACACTTCTTGGATTAGTAGTATGAGTAATTCAATAGGTAAAAAATATAAAATTATTGATATTCATAATATTAGTCATGACTATAAAGATATTAAACTAAATAATCACTATTGGTATCCTAATTTTGTGCTATGTAAAATACGTAAAATAGAATTACTTGAAATATTTTAAAATAACATTATGAAACAAAAAATAAAAGAATTAGGAGCTTTTAGTGTATACGTCGGCTCTTGTCAAGATGAATTTACAAAATTAGATAATTTACTCTATGGTGTATTAAAGGAAAAAACATATAATGGAAGCGGTACTTATTATGGTTATTGTAACAATAAAGCTTCCTTTCATTGTAGGGATAATTTTTGGGGTATACACTTTAAATCAGTAAATGCGTTTGAAAAATATCTAAATAATTATTCACAGATAGAAACACTAGAAATATTTTAACTATGAAAAAAGAAGATTTAAAAGAAGGTGAAATATACACATTTCATTTTAATGATAATAAAACCTACATAGGTACCGTCCGTTATAGTGGTAAAGATATCATAGATTCTTATATTTCATATAATAACAAAAACTTTACTAAGGTTATGGGAAACTTCAACTGTGGTAATAGTTATATGTATGATGGAATAGACTCATGTAAACTAGCATCACATGAACAAAAAATATGGTTTCAACAATGTGTTAAAGCAAAGAAGTTTATACCATATCATGATATTAATATGAGTATTGTAGAAACATTAGAAATATTCTAGATTATGTACAGAGAAATAAAAATAGGGGAACTTATAGAAAAAGGAGAAATCTTATACGCTACTAAATATTCAGTTAGTATGAATTTTGGAGACAAACTTTTAGTAGAAGAAGATAGTTTAATAACAAGCGCAAACACTCTTATTCGTGGTACTAATATTACAAAGAATCAAAGACATAAAGCTCTTGAATCCTTTAAATTAATGAAAAAAATAAGTGTAGAAACATTATCAATTTTTTAATATAAACAAATAAAATCAAAAAGTAAAATGGTTAAGAAAAAAACAACAGCAAAGACCGAAGTGGCAAAAGTTACTCAGTATTCAGCAGATAAGATTCCTGCTATGTTAGATGACGTAAACGCGCAAATTAAAAAACTTACAGGCAGCGGTGCGAAAAAAGCAAGCACACTAGGCGTGGCTTATCCAGGGTTATCAGAAGTAGCTCATATAAACAAATTAGATGATCTAATTATGTTAAGTGCTACTATAACAACTAAAGAAAAGGCGTATAATCAAGAAATTATTAATCTTAATCTTAGTATTAAAACACCAGAGTTTACTATTGCTGGTTTTTCTGCAAATGTTTGGAAAGAAGATATTGCTATGCGTATTCAAGAAGTAGCATTCCAAAGTCAACTAGAAAGACTTAACAGAATTAAGTCTACTCTTGAAGAAAACTTATCTGCTGATCAAAAATTAGCAAATGATATGCTTAAAATTCAAGCAGAATTAAACGAAATGTAGTATAAAACTACCGGTGAGACTTTATTATTAATGTAGGGTTTACAGTTTTAATCGCGAAAAGTCTCCCGGTCAGAATTAAACTTTAAAGGGTGGTCAAATAAGATCACCCTTTTTTAATTACATTATTATGAATATACTAAGAATAACTATTAAAATTAATTACATGGGCTCAATAATCTATAAGCCTAATGATTATTCTAGACAACATTATAAATATCAATATTTTCTTTACATAAAAGGTTCTGATAAATATGATGAACTTTTATTTAATCCTTATTAATATGAGTACAACATTTGGTATTAAACTCCCTTCAGGAGAAGTTAAACCTATAGCAAGAAGAGTAGGTATAGGGGGTGGTAAAGTGTCAGTATGGTTTACAGATGAATTAGCTGAACTATTACCGCATGAAATAGAAGTAGAAGCAATAGACAATAGTAATCAAGGTATTAATACTATTGGAGATTTACTTAAAGCAGCTAAAAATAATAGCTAATATTGCGTATCTCGATATACGATAAACCAATAAACTTAAAAAATAAATTATGAATATAAAAAATACATTAACAGCTATAATTGGATGTTATTTGATTAGTATGGTAATATCTTTAATGGCGAGTGACTATATACTAGCTTTAATTATTTTTGGTTTTGCTATTGTATTATACAATATACGTAAATATATAATTGAAAACATTAAAGAAAAGGAACCTGTTTATAATATATATAAACTACATCAAATGTATGAATTATACGCTAGAACAAGATCTGAGTCAGTTACAACAGGCGGATTTCTTGAATGGTTACACGTTAATGATTATGTAATTAATAAAAAGTAATGATTGAAAATCAAAGATTGATAGAAGATACTATCATAGAAGTGCTATACCCTACATATCAAGATATAACTACTAATATGTTTCTTAGACATACTTTAGACACAGATTACAAAGCTTGTCAAATAAGAAATAGATTTGTAAATAGAGAACTATTAAATAAAGCTGATAAACACATAGTATATAAATACAAAATAAAACTAAGAAATTTAAACGGTAATAGTACTAAAATATTCGGCTTATGCCAAGAAATAAAAGATGAATACTTAAACAAAAAAGTGAATAAGATGAAAAATAGTTATACAAGTAATGAAACTGCCATGATAGAAAAGCATGCCAGTGAGGGGTTAAACTCTGGAGAATCATATAAGTTATTTAATGCAAAATATCCAGGGAGAACAAAAGATAGTTATGCGCATAAATATAGTAAATATGCAAAAAGTGTTCATTCTAAAATTAGATCTAAATACCAAACTTATTCTAAGCAAGAGATTAACGATTTAATTTTATTATGTGAAAATCATAAAACATCAGCAGATGGTATACGAGAATTTGTTAAAAAATATCCAAATAGAAGCTATTTTTCTGTTAAGTTTAAAGTCAATAGTTTAAAAAAACAAAATAAAATTAACTGTAAACAATTGAAAAAAGCAAAAAATAATGTTACTAAGCCCACAAAATCTAATAATTTTCATTTTTATTCTAATGAAGAGGTAGCAGACTTAAAACTATTATGTGAGACTAATTTAACAGATAAAAAGGCTGTAAAAGTTTTTATAGAGAAATACCCTAAAAGAACTTATTATAGTGTTTGTAGTAAACTACGTAAATTAAAAAAAGATGGTTTAGTGAATTCTAAAATAAACACTAAAAATCTTAATAAAGCAACATCTAATAAAATAGTAGAAGTAAGTAGTGCGCGTATAGAAGACAAACCAATTAATAACGTTATTTTACCGTTTACTAATGAAGAAAGTAATGTAAAAGACATTACTAGAAAAATAGTAATGAGTTATTTTAACCAAAATATAAATGGAAATAGCAGAATTCTTTCGTTACCTGCAGATAATTTTATATTTGAATTAGACATGCTTAAGATTAATCCCGGACTTAAGATGGTATGTGTTGAAAAAAATCAACATACTTACAGTAAAGGATTAGTTCAAGCAGTAAATCATAATATAAGTTATATTAAAGCTGATTGTCTAGACATGTTGAAAATATCTACAAATAGTTATA